TCATCAACGTTCGTGAATCCAATCTTGGTAATCCTAATGCTGCTGATGGTATTGACTCTATTCAATATGACACATTCGATCCTCTTGTTCTTCAGACAAGAATGATGATTGAAAGTGAGATGAAAGAGAACAATGATGGACTAAAAGACTTCCTAGGACTAACAACAAACGTGTCTACATTTGGATACAAATATGTTGTTGTTAGATCATATTGGATTAGCAAGAGAAAGATTGGTAAACTTTCATATCTTGACGAGATGGGTAATGAACAAACCGTTCTTGTGGATGAAAACTACAAATCAAATACTATCCCTACACAAATCTCTCTTGAATGGGGCTGGATTAACCAATGGTATCAAGGAACAAAAATTGGTCCAGACATCTATCACATCAAACCTCTTAAAATCGTAAACTATTGCCCGATTATAGGCACTACGTTTGAGGTGAAGAACACAGAAGCTAAATCACTAGTGGATTTGATGAAGCCGTTCCAGGTGTTGTACAACATTTGTATGAATCAGCTTTATAAGTTGCTAGAAAAGGAAATTGGTAACGTGGCTTCTGTAAACATTAGACGTGTTCCTAGACTAAAAGATGGAGATGATCAAGATGCTCTAGATGTATGGGAAATGGAAGCAAGAGAGCGTGGTATTATATTTGATGATGATAGCCCAGAGAATACAAAGGCTGCTGTCTCTAACACCACCATTGCAAGAAATATAGATTTGACAAGAACAAACGAAATTCAGTCTAGATATAACCTTGCTCTTCAATTAAAGAACGAATGTTGGGAACTTATAGGCATCTCTAGACAGCGTTTAGGAAGCGTACAAGCGAGCGAATCTGCCACAGGTGTCAACACAGCTGTCAGTCAGTCATATGCCCAGACAGAGCCTCTATTCATCGCACACGAGTATGTATTAGGTCAGTTATACCAAGCTATTGTAGATGCAGCACAATATATAGAAAGTGCTAAGCCTATGTCCACCCTATCATATATTACATCTGAAGGAGAATCTGCATTTATACAAGTGAATGGTAATGATTTGAAGCTTCGTGATCTTAAAGTGTTTATTACAAATAGACCAGAGGATACACAAATGTTTAACGAACTTCGTCAGTTATCTCAAGCAGTTATACAGAATGGTGGCACACTATATGATGTAATAGAATTGTATTCTACTAAGTCTATGAGAGAGATGAAGAAGACATTCAAAAATCTCAAGGATCGTCAGCAGATGATGCAAGACCAGCAGATGCAACAACAGCAACAACAGCTTGAGCAACAACAACAAATTGCAGCTGCTCAGCTACAGGCTCAACAACAGCAACAGCAAGAAATGTTGGCTAATCAAAACTATCAGCAAGAACTTGATAGAATTAATAAGAAAGAAATAGCTCTTATTAATGCAGCTGCAAGAGGAGAAGCGGCAACACAAGATGTTGATGAGTCAGGCACTGCTGATATACTAGAGATATCAAACTTGTCTATGCAGCAGTCTAAAGCAGCTCAAGATTATCAATTAAAGATGCAGGACATTCAATCTAAAAACACTCAAGCTATGCAGAAGCTACAACTTGAAAAAGAAAAGATAAATGTTGCTAGAGAGAATATGAAGAATGATGTTGAGGTGGCTAAAATAAATGCTTCTAATAGAGCATCTAAAAACAATAAGAAATAATAAAATATGGAAAAATTAACATTAATGCTATACGTGTCAAAAATACAACAATTTTGATTATTCCCTGTTTGATTATTTTACAAACGAAAGTACATTTATATCATACAAACCAATCAAATAATTAACTACATATATGGCAGACAACCTAGACACTCCGTCATTTGGTAACTTCGGTATTGAAGATACTATGGAAATGGGGATAGGTAACACACAGTTGTTGGACGATTTGTTTTCTCCAGAAACTTCTACAGAAGATCCTGATAAGTTAGAAACAATCGTAAAGACAGCAGATGAACCAAAAGCTCCTAAAAAACCAGAAGTATCAAAAGGTAAAGAAGTTGTCCAAAAGCTAGATGGTGAAGAAACCACTCAACAAGATGTTTTAAAAAACTTTCTTGGAGATGACGATGATGAAGAAGAATTAGAAGATGATGTTGTAACACCGCCAACCAAAGCTAAAGCAGAAGCTGAAGATGAGGAAGATGATGTTGCAGAATCACCATTTGTTTCTTTATCAAAGGACCTTTTCAAACTTGGTGTTTTTACACAAGATGATGATGAAGAGGATACAGTTATTGAAACACCAGAACAATTCCTGGAAAAATTCAATGCAGAGAAGAAGAAAGGTGCAATCGAGATTGTTGACAACTTCATTAGTCAGTTTGGAGAAGATTACCAAAAAGCGTTTGATGCCATATTTGTAAAAGGAACAGATCCTAAAGATTATTTTGGCGTATATAACAATGTAGTGAGCTTTGCTGAATTGGATTTGTCAGTTGAAGACAACCAAGTTAGAGTTATCAAACAAGCCTTGACAGATCAAGGATTCGATAATGAAGATGTCACTACAGAAATTGAAAGACTTAGAAACTACGGTGATTTAGAAACAGTTGCTAGCAAGCATCACAAAGTGCTTGTTAAGAAGGAAGCAGCAAAGTTGCAACAGATGGAGCAACAAGCTGAACAACAACTTCAGCAGAAAGCAATGGTTCGAAATCAGTATATTCAAAACGTTCAGTCTGTCCTACAAGACAAATTGAAAACAAAGGAGTTTGATGGAATTCCATTAAACCCCAAATTGGCATCAGAACTACAAGACTTCCTTTTGGTAGACAAGTACAAAACTCCTTCAGGTGAAACCCTGACAGATTTTGACAAGACTATCCTGGAACTTAAGAGACCTGAGAACCACGCTATGAAAGTTAAGCTGGGACTTCTTCTTAAGATTTTAGAAAAAGATCCTACGTTATCTACCATCCAAAGAACAGGAGTGACTAAGAAGTCAACCCAGTTGTTTGAGGAAGTTGCAAGACAGACCAGTAAAAAACCTGGTTCTGGTGGCAATCCTGGAAAAGCGAACTCATGGTTCTTATAAATTAAATAAAACAAAGTAAAAAACAATGGCAATTCAAACAATCCCAGGTTTAACTGGCTTTACCTATGCCCGTATTGCGTCAATGGACAAGCGTGCTGTAGGAAAGCTAACTGATTCAAATCACTTGGAGTCGTTTCACTCCACTGAGCCAGCTGACTATGACAAGAAGATCATCTCCTTGTACACTCAGAGCTCATTGTACAGCAACGACTTCCTTGATATGATCAACAAGTCCACTCCTTATTACATCGACAACAACAGCGATTCTTGGAAGTGGGACGTTCAAGTTCCTTACAAATTCCCTAAAATCATCGACATCCCTAGCTCTACTGCTGAGTTGAGCAAGCCAGGTATTGATGGCCAGGAGTTTCAGGTGGTATTGGACACTAACGAATTCTCTAAGAACGCTATCGTTTCTGTAGGTTCTCGTCAGTATGGTCCAAGATGGTACGCTGTAAAAGATCCAGTTCCTTGGAATGCAGGTTTCCTTTACACTTTCACATTGGTGTCTGATAACCCAATTTTGGATTTCGTAAGCTCTACATTCTTGCAAATTGGTATCGAACTAGAACTAGTTGATGCTGCAATTGGTGAATTTGATCAGGACCTTCTTGGTTTACCAAGACTTGGTGAGAAAATCACTATGTTCGAATCTCTTGGTTCTGGATATGGTTTTGAGCACCAAGTTACTGCATGGGCTGATGATAAGACTATGCGTGATGCTTCTGGTAAACCTCTTGATATCTTGGTGTATGCTCCTCAGCGTAGAAACCAACTTCCTTTAACTCGTAATGATGTTAAGTGGGAGCCATTCGTAGAATTCATGTTGAGAAAAGCAATGCTTGAACTTAAGGTGAAGCGAATGATCTGGTCTAAGCCAGGCACTGTAAAAACTAATGGATCTAAGCAAGAATTGAAGCGTGTGTCTGCTGGTGTTTACCACAGAATGCGTAACAATGGTAACTTGGTACAATACAACCGTGGAGAATTCTCCGCAAACCTTATCCGTTCCGTATTTGGAGACTTGTTCTACAGACGTGTGGATGTTAAGGATAGAAGAGTTAAAATGTACACTAACGAAGCTGGCTTCGATGTGTTCCAGCAGGCTCTTAAAACAGATGCTTTGAACTCTGGTCTTACTTTCATGGCAGATAGCGGTAACCGTTACATGCAAGGAGAAGGACAGCACATCACTTACAACTTTGCATTCGATGCAATGGTAACTCGTGAGACTGGTCGTGTTGAACTTATCCACTTGAAAGAACTTGATCTTCCTCAATCCAACTTGGAATTTGGACAGAACAAGAAGTCCACTCCTGTGTTCATGGTATTTGACGTATCTCCAATGTCTGATGGCTCTATGGTCAACAACATCCGTGAAGTACGTATGAAGGGTGCTCCTTCCATGACTTGGGGTTACATTGATGGACGTAGACACCACTTAGGCTTTGCTAAGTCTCAGGGTATGTCTTCTGCCAACAAATTCCCAGGCTATGAAATCTGGATGCAAGATCGTTGCGATGTATTCATCGAAGACTTGTCACGAACTGTTCTCATCGAAGAAATTCCACAGTTCTAATATAAAATCTCCCCTCGTGTCAATCATGAGGGGAGTTTTATTCCTCTTTAAAACAGAGTGTGGGTCAGTGAGCCTAGCCATTTGATTGGTGCACTCTGCAAAACAAACCAATAATAATCAAATAACTACGTAATGGGTAAATTAGGGAAAATCTCCACGATTAAGAAGGAGTACAACAGTTCTGGCATGCAAACTATGCAAGGAGGATTATCACAAAGAGGACTATCAAGAATTCCAGGAACTGGAGTTTTTAAATATCCTTACAAGGAACTTGATGGAAGATACAGAACAGGCTTAGATGCTGATGCTGCTTACATCAAAAGAATTGCTGATCCTACAGAGCGTGAGCTAGAAATTGAGCGTGTAACAGAATTAAGAGAGAAGCTTGAGAATGCTCTAGGAGGAATAGATCTTGGACCAAGAGCTATTTTCTGGAACTACGGTTTATCAAAGTCTACAGACGACACTACTCATGTGCAAACTGTAAAACTTCTTGATGGTGATAACTATTTTGATTTAACAGTGCCTTTTCAAGAACTTGCTTTCTCTTGGTTGAGAGTTCATCCAACAGTTGCTAGTTCTTACCAAGCATGGGAAAGAGGTGACTATCCAGCAGATACACAATTCTACGTTGTAGATGACGATATCGAAAATGCTGTAATCTTCAAGAAGAAGCAATTGATCAACAAGGCAATCTCCAAGTTTGATACAATGACTCCTGAGAAGAAAAGAAAAGTTGCAAGACTTTTAGGACTTCCAGTTACAGAAGATTCGAAAGAAGATTTTGTATATAATCAAGTGGATAATATTCTCAAGCAGACTGAATTCAAAGCTGGTAAATACCAAGGATTGTCAACAATCGAAGTGTTTAACAGATTTGCAGACATGAAGGAAAATTTACTCCATATCAAAGATTTGGTTAAGCAAGCTATTGCACATTCAGTTTACAGAGTTAAGTCCAGTGGACGTGTCTTTGAAGGTGAATTTGAACTAGCAAAAGATGAAGAAGAGTTGGTGAAGTTCTTAGCTAATGATGATAATCAAGACGAACTAATCACTCTAGAACAAAAGTTGAAATCTAAGAAACTCGCTTCTGTATGATACCTGTAGATAGTTTATTATATAAAATTGATCAAAAACTAAATAAACTATCAACTAATGAGCATCAGCAGATTCAACTAGAAGATAAGATTCTTGCGCTTAACGAAGCGCAAATAAAGCTCATCAAACAAAAGGTTGATGGATTTAGTGTTGTTAGTGGTATGGGGTTGGACTCTTTTAAAAAGCGTTACGAGGACCTACAAAGACTTGTAATTAATTACAATGTTGGCGTGTTAAATCTCCATCTCAAAAACCAAACATTAAATCAATGGGCAGCTGATATTGATTTACTTGATCCAAAGTACATGTTCTACATTGACAGTTATGTTTTAGCTGACAAGGGCGTGTGTAAGGATCGACAAATCTGGATAAATAAAGATTTGGCAAAACATGGTGATTTGCAGTTCTTATTGAACAACATTCATTATAAGCCATCTTTTGAATATCAAGAAACATTTAATTTTATCTCTTCAGATGAAATTAGTATATTCACTGACGGAACGTTCACTCCAAGTGCGATATACATTTCGTACATGAGATACCCCATCTACATTGATAAGACAGGCTACATCAGATTTGATGGTCAACCCTCAACAGACGTTGATTGTGAACTTGAAGCTTATCTGGAAGACGAGTTAGTAGATTTAACTGTCCAGAACTTAGCAATGTATACAGAGAATGCATCTGCGGTACAGAGTGCCCAGTTCAGAATACAAACAAATGAATAAATAAACTTAACAAACAAACAAAAAAATGGCTGATTTCTCGTTAACCACCCTTTTTGTAGTTCCAGTAGGGCAAACTTCGCTCCCTAGCACTGGTTCTACTCAGGATCTAACCGCTGGTCAAGTTGGTTTCTTCAGAAACGATTACAGTGTGGCTACAGCTGGCAATATTGCTGCTGCTCCATACTTCTATGTAGCTCAAGGTAGACAAAACACCTACCTACAAGGCTCTAAGCGTTCTGATAAAATCAAGGGTTGTCCTTCTGGTTCAGGTTGCTCATCTAACGTAACTGAATGGTACAAAGTATCAGGTTGCGGTACTCCTGCTGTCCAAATCACTGATGTGACTAATTGGAACGTACAGTGTGGAGAAGTTGTGACTCTTACTCTAAGAGGTCACTCTAGTTATCTTGACACCTTGTATTTCAACGGTTTCACCCGTTCAGTAACTGTACAAGCTCCTTGCTGTGATTGTGGTGCTGATCCTTGCGCTGATGTTAACACTAATGCATTGATCAACCAGTTCATTTTCCAATTGAACCTTGCAGCTCCTGGTAACAACCCTGACAACATCACATTGTCTGATTTCTATACTTTCGAAAACATAGGTGGAACTATCCTTCGTATTTCTGGTAAGCCTCTTACTAAGTATGGCCAGCCTTGTGATATTGCTGCATTCCCTTGGGAATATGACAGAATGTACTTCCGTACTTTCGTATACCAAGGTCCTGCTACCACTGCTGACTTTATCGTTGCTGACAACTGTGATATCGTAGCTAACCCTGTTGTTGTTCAGAGATCTTCTTACCCAACTGGTACTGCTGAAGAAATTGCTCAGCTTGAGAAGAACTTCTACAGCTATCAGGCTGGTTACTTGAAGCACTTGTACAGAATGAATGGCTACAACGAGAACTTTGAGACTTATGTAAGCACTGGTGTTATTTACAACACTTACTACATCAAGTTTAACCAGTTCGATCGTTCTGCTTATCAGTGGGGTGATTACATCTATGAGGATAGCATGGTGATTGTTGCTGTTCCTAACGCTGCCACTCCAGGTAACGCTGGTATTTCTACTGCTGTTGAAGCTGTTCTTGAAGCTGCTCTTGGTACTGTACTTGATAACAATGCTTGTATCACTACAACTACCACTACCACTTCTACACCTCCAACAACTACTACCACTACTAGCACTTTGATTCCTTAATAGTAGGTACGTTAAAATTTCTACAACCTATGCCAGAGGGTGAGAGGATTAGTTCTCAAAATCCTCTGGCATTTTATTTATAACTCCCATGCCAACTCTGAATTTAGATATTCTTGTAGTTCCAACATACAGCACACTGACAATGGCTGTAGCTGATGCTTCTACGTATCCAACTACACCACCAAATGTTACATCTCCATCTATTGAGATAAATGTTCCTAACTTTGGGATAGTAAACCTTCCATTTGTTGTTAATACATTGAATGTATTTACAAGTTCTAACTTAGGGATTTCAACACTTGGTAACGATCCACTTCCTGATGGTATCTACTATCTAAAGTATTCAGTGGCCCCAGCAAACGTAAACTTTGTTGAAAGGACCATCATGCGTGTAGAAAGACTTCAAGAGAAGTTTGATGGAGCATTCATGAGACTTGACATGATGGAGTGTGACAGAGCAATTAAGACACAAGCTAAGGTGGAGCTTACAACCATATCATTCTTTATTAATGGAGCTTTAGCAGCTGCAAATAATTGTGCTACAGTTGAAGCAAATAGATTGTATCTTCAAGCTGACAAAATGCTGAACAACTTCTTAAGAAATAACTGTGGATGTTCAGGAAATAATTACGCAACAGTAACAACGTATTACTAATATGGCAAAGTGTTCAAACTGCGGAGCAAGTGTTGGATGTGGATGTAATCTTAAAAACGGAATGTGTGCATATTGTGCACAGAAGAAAAAGGATGAGATTACAGTTGCTCCACCATCAGATAAAAACTAAAAGATATGTTACAACCTAGATTAACATCTTGTCCTGAATGTGTTGATATTCCAACATTATTAGGCGATATTGAATGCAAGATTACAGAAGTTGCAAAGAATCTTTACAACAACACTGTATTCGCATTGAATATGCCTATTCCATATACAACAATGATAGATCTTCTAAACTATAGAAGAATCTTAACATATAAGTATTGTAACCCAGATTACGCTAGTCAATTTAGCGTATGTCAAATAGCTAGTAAAGTAAAACTTCTAAAATATAAATAAATGAGCTGCTCTAATTGCTTTAACGGATGCACAGAAATCATATCTGATCAGTGCGTAAGATATACAGGATTTAATATTCCTGCCCTTGGTATTTCAAATGGCGACACTCTTGCTAATGTTGAATTACAAATTGCAACATTCATAATAGATCTGTCTACTGGTAATGGGATTATTCCTGTTATCAATCCAGCTGATCTTTGCGCATTGGTGAGTGGCTTTCTTCCAGTGTCTGGTGAAATAACACTTAATGATGTTATATCAGCATTGATTCGATCAATTTGCTCTTTAAAAACCAGTGTTACAGCAATTGAATCAACACTCACCACCCTTAATGCCAATTACACAATTGGATGTCTTACAGGTGTAACAGCATCGTCTGATACACATGACATTCTTCAAGCAGCTATTAACAAGCTCTGTGCAACAGCTGTTGATTTAACAGCACTAGAAATTGACGTTGATACAAACTATGTTAAGCTGGCTGACTTAAATGCTCTTATTCAAGCTTATTTGAATAGTATTGCTCCATCTAACTTGTACAAGAACAACATGGTACCATACATTGCTTATGAGTACTATGGTCCTCTTACAGGTTTTGATGTTACAGGAGCAGGTACTGGACAATTCATAGATGTGTTTTTGTGTAATGGAAGCAATGGTACACCAGACAAGAGAGGACGTGTTGCTGTAGGAACTACAGATGGAAGTATGGCTGGAAGTATACCAATGAGTTCTATAGTTAATCCATCTACAGCAGGTAATCCAAGTTATTCACTATTTGGTTTAGCAGGTTTGAATAATGTGACCTTATCAGCTACTCAAATCCCTTCTCACACCCACATAGCAACAACCAGTATTGTAGATCCTGGGCATGATCATACATTAGCTTACAAAAAAGGTCAAGCTGATCAAAATGAAAGTGGTGTGTCTGGTACATTGTTGGACATGACACTTCCTAAAACACTTTCGACTATTACAAATAACAACAAAACAGGAATAATAGTTAGTGTTACAAATTCATCGACAGGTGGAGGATTAAGTCATAATAACATCCAACCTACAATAGGTGCATATTACATCATGTACATCCCATAAAACTATGCCATTCAATACTAATTGCCCAGGATGCGGATCTTTAGGTCCATGTGGTTGCAGCGGTGATCAATGTAATTTTGTATCTTCTGAAAATGTTAAATATGTAGGTCCAAACCTAGCAGGAACAGGAATACAAAGTTGTGATGACCTTACAGTCGTGTTGCAGAAGATTGACAATGCAATTGCTCTTATAGAAGCACAGATATCTCCAACACCACCTTTAACTACAACAACTAGTACATCAGGTGCTCCAACTACTAGTACAACTAGTACAACAACTACAGGACCTGGATATTATTCTTGGTATTTAGGAGGATTAGCAAATATTGCAAATCCATGTACGTCAGCTATACTACTGCCTATATTGTATACATCTGTTCCTGTACTAGCAAATGGTGTAGTTTTATACACCAACACTGCTTTAACAACTACTTACAGTGGTTATATTTACATAACCAATTTAAGTACTAAGTGGACATTATCAAGTGGAGGAGTGCTGAGTGCAGCAACTTCTTGCTAACCATTAAATTAAAAGTGCATGTTTGTATTTATAACTCTTACATCAGCTGGAGCAGACGCAGGACCATTCAACCTTTATTCAAATGCTGATGGATTTGTATCTGCATTTGCTGTAAATATTGCAAAAGCAACTTTGTTAGCAGGATATGCTGCAACTGTTCCAGCTGGTACAACCACTGTAAGAATAATTAGTATAGGAGTGTGCACAAACTTTATTGATGTAGCTGTAAGTGCTACCACCACTACTACCACTACAGCACCACTGTAATGAATAGAAAATTTTAAAAAGTCAAGCTATGAGCGTTATATGTGGAGCTGAACCATGTCCTCTTTTATTATCATCCTCTTGCGTTTTTTACGAGGGTGAGAATTTATTGTACATTGGTGTAAATACAAATGATAGTTTACAAACTGCTCTACAGAAGATAAACCAAGCATTCACAAATGCTCAGATGGGTTACATCTTCAACAATGGTTTAATTCAATCAGGATTAAGTCAACCAGTACAATTAGGTGGTAGTTTAATACAAAACACAACCATTCTTGGTAATTACACCTTGACACTACAAGGTAATGTCCAGGCTGCAAAGCATATAACAACAGGTGGTACATCTTCTCAATTTGTTAAAGGTGAT